GGCCTCGGGCGGCATTGTTATTGGTCAAGGCGCCGCATCTGACCCGGTCATTGCTAATATGTCCGGGGACTGTACCATGAACGCTAGTGCCGTGGTGACGTGCACCAAAACCAACGGCGCGAATCTGGGCACTGCGGCGGCAGTAAACACCGGAACCAGCGGCAACACACTCGGAACCTTGTCCTCGGCCAAGACCGATTCCGGGGCTCTGAACACCTATCTTGGTCATGTAGCGGCTGGGACATCTGCTCCAACCTTGTCTTCATGTGGTGGGGGTAGCCCAGCAGTTCTGGGTGACGACAAGGATGGGGAAATCACCCTTGGCACATCAACGGCAGGTTGCACACTCACCTTTGCTACGGCATACACATCCAAGCCCCTTTGCACCGTAACGTGGCAAGCCAACCTAGCCGCGATGGGTTACACCCCTGCTAGTGGAACGTTGACACTAACTCAGACCTCTGCCTCATCTAATAAGGTAAACTATCACTGCACCGCCCAAAACGGCGGCTGAGGTGAAGGGGCAGAGAGGAGAATTTCCTGGTACATATCGCTGCGGCTCAAGATGGGGAGCAAAAGTCTGGATAGACGGCGAACTTCACTACATTGGTTGTTTCAAAGATCGTAAGGTTGGAGCGGATTATGTACGGCTTGTTGAGAGTCGCTATCCTCAAAGGCTGAGGCGTCCTCGCGGTACGATCCGACGACAAAGAGGAAGGTGGCGCTGTCAAGCGCCACGGCCTAATCGTGATAGCCTAGGCTATTTCACAACAAAATGGGCCGCTGAGCGGTTTATGAAAAGGCTGGGCTACAGATGAGAAAGGTACTAGCCTTCGCGATCGCGCTGGGACTATCGCACGGCGCATTGGCTGCAGGCATTTCGACATCCAGCAATCTCACAATTACGGTTACAGGTGTACCAATCATCGGATTTTCGCCGAACAACCCAATGATATCATGCACACTGGCCGCGGGCACTGTGGTTTCAGCGGTAAGCATAACCGGAGGGGATGGTCAGCCTATAACGCTTGCGCTGAGCAGTGATACGACAGACTTTGCCTTAAGCGGGACTGCTCCCCCGGCCAACGTCATCGTCGGACCGAACGGCATCACATGTCCCGTGGCGCCAGCAACAAGCACCACCGATATCGTCACCGTCACGGCGACACAGCCGTAAATATATGCTCGCGTCTGTCTATACCCGGCCAAAACTCTATCCGAAACAGTTATCTGCGATCTTCTGTCCAGAACGCTGGAGTTTCATCGAAGCCAGTACAAAGAGCGGAAAAACGGTCGGATGTATGGCGTGGTTGGTTGAAAAGGCGTTTGAAGGCAAACCGGGCCAGAACTTCTGGTGGGTTGCTCCGGTGTTTTCACAAGCCGATATTGCCTATCAACGGATAAAGAATGGACTAACCCGTGGTTCGTTCACACCACACGGCGGACCGCAGCCGCACATTAGTCTGATCTCTGGTTCAACCATATGGATTAAATCCGGCGACAATCCAGATAGTCTGTACGGTGAAGACGTTCACGCAGTGACCGTGGACGAGGCCAGTCGAACTAAACCAGAGGTTTACCACGCTGTCCGATCCACCTTAACTGCAACTAGAGGCCCTGGACGGTTTATTGGCAATGTCAATGGCCGGAAGAACTGGTTCTTTGACCTAGCGCGCCGGGCCGAGAAAGGTGATCTACCTAACGCCCATTATGCAAAAATCACCTGCGAAGATGCGGTCGAGGCCGGCGTTCTTCGGCAGGAAGAAATCGACGATGCAAGGGCTACGTTGCCGGAGTCAGTCTTTCGTGAATTGTACATGGCCGAAGCCGCTGACGATGGCGGTAATCCATTCGGATTACATCACATCGCGGCCTGTGCATTTCCGATCTCAAGTCTAAGCCCCGTGGCATGGGGCGTTGACCTGGCCAAAAAACAAGACTGGACAGTACTGATCGGGTTTGATGAATTTGGTCACGTTTGTCAGTTCCACCGCTGGCAATTTGTCCCTTGGCGCGAAACCATACGTCGCATCCATCAGATAATTGGGGATGATACGCCGGCCTTAGTTGATTCAACTGGAATTGGTGATCCAGTTCTAGAAGAACTTCAGGTCGAACATGGGAACTTTATCGGCTATAATTTCAGTATGAACTCAAAACAAAAACTTATGGAGGGTCTAGCCGTTAGTATCCAGGGCCGCGAAATCACATTCCCCTCCGGTGTTATTCAACAGGAACTGGAAACCTTTGGATACGAATACACCAGAACCGGGGTAAGGTACACGGCGCCTGAAGGCTATAACGATGACTGTGTCTGCGCGTTAGCTTTGGCTCGGCAAATGTGGGTTGAGAAAGAGCCCAGTGCGAATGTTGTCCAGTTCTATGCTGAACAAGCAAAATCAAAGCGGCAAAAAGAACTGGATCTAAACGCCGTCGACAAGATTGACGGGTATTTGCCACCTGGTGCTGACCGTCGGTTAAAGCAAAACCAAATACCCACCCAAACCCCGTCTTATGATCTGGACAACGAACTAACTGCCCTATACAACTCTACCTTTGCGCAGCACGTTGTCAATCATCTCTTCTGTTACCATTGTGGCGAACTGGTCTCCGGGCCGCATCGAGTATCAGATGGGGAAAACATATGGCATCCCCAATGTACAACTTTGGTAGCTTGAAGGAAGGGACGGTGATCATTCTCTGTAAAGTTGACGACAAGAACGGGATTATCATCGGCTTCGGGCCAGGTGAAAAGGGCGAGCCGAAGGCTATTGTCGCACTTTGTGATTCAAACTATCCCGTCGCCGTGAAACTTGGCGACTGTCAAATCATTAACATGACAAAGAAGTGGAAAAAGCGCCTGCATGTCCATCATGGAGATGGGGGTTGAATGGCAGTTTTGGGCGAGATTTTAACCGATGTGATCTCGCTTTTAAAATCGCAGGGATTTTCAACGTCGATTGAACTGAAGATCCTATGGACCGGCACGGATAATCTCACGGCGGTTTCATGCCGGCCTGGAATCATCCGGCATCTTAACCTCACAACCAAGGAACCGATCTTAATGACTACCAACATCTTGAACGACGTGATTTCGGTTGTTCCAGTCGAGTTTGACAATCCTGAAGGAACGGCAGTACCAAAGCCAGCTTCGGACACGATCACTGTCACTGGTGACGACCCGTCGGTAACGGTGGCGCTCGATGCAGATGGTTCCAGTTTCGATATCACGCCGGCACTGCCTGCTGGTACGTCGACTGGGGTTTTGAACGTGACCTACACTGCCACACCATCAGATGGCTCTGCAGCGTTTGGTTTTACGACCCAGTTCCAGTTTACGGCAGATAAGACCGCCGTATCAGCGCATCCGGTCACTACGGGCATCACAACTCGGCCTCTGCCCGCAGCGCCGCCCGCAGGTCCGTAAGCATTTTATGGATTCAGATTTCAACATCCTCGACGCGCTGAGGGATTATCAGTCCCGATCCCTCCCGCGCAACGGGCATATGTCATTTGATGAGTGGAGGGTAGAAACCCAACTGGGCAAATCGCCCAGTAATTCTGGGCGCCAGTCATCATTAGGTCATCTGAATCCAGGAGTCGGTATGCTTGGCCACGCGGGGCACACATCCTCGCGTGCGCCAGCGGGACCAAACCAAAGGCCAAGCGGGAACCAAGCCACTGGCTTAAGACAATGGCCGCAGCAGTTTGGCGGCATTCCGACCGGGAATGAAGGCCAGGATATTCCCAGCAAGTACAATTCCCAACGGATTCAACAGCCAACGCCCTGGGTCAACGATGTGGACATGGCGAGTATTTGGTACTCGCCGATGGAGCCTGTTTGGCCGTTCGGGCCACCCTATTACAACAGACCAAGGGAATGGGATTTTCCCGTTGGTTATAATTTAAACTATATTCCCCAGCGCCTGCAAAACGTGTCCATGCTACGCGGGATGCGGAAGTCGTGGGGAGTGTTGTCAACTTTGATCGAGACCCGTAAGGATCAGTTGCTTCGCCTGCCGTGGACAATCCAGATGAAGGATAAGCCCCGAGCGAGCAATAAGCGGGTTGAGGAATGTAGGAAGTTTTTTCGCCGCCCAGATGGGAAGAATTCTTACGGCCAGTGGTCCAGACTGTTACTCGACGATCTTTTTGTCATTGATAGCCCGACCATATTTCTGGATCGCATGGCTAGTGGCAAGATTCGGCAAGCTGAAGTTCTGGACGGTGGGACAATTTTCCCCATAATCGACGACGCGGGACGAAGACCAGATACAATTTACCAGATGAACGATTCCGGCATTGTGTATGAGGAGCGCCAGCCGGCATTTCAGCAAATCATCTACGGCCTTCCGATGGTGAATATGTCGGAAGATGAATTGATTTATGCCAAAATGCGCCCGTTGCCGGAACTGCCCGTCTTTGGCTTCAGTCCAGTCGAACAGATCCTGATCGAGGCCACAGAAGCCATACGTAAAACGTTTTATCAGCTAGAATTCTGGCGTTCTGGCTCCATGCCAGAAATGATCGTCACGGTTCCAGACACGTGGTCACCGAAACAAATCGCCGTTTTCCAGGCCCATTTCGACGCATTGTTATCGGGGCAGTTAAGTCTTAAATCCAAGGTCCGGTTTTTGCCGGGCGGAATGAAGCCCTTTGATATAAAAAACGCATCTGGCGAAAGCCTCTGGTCTCAGCGAGACGAAACCCTGATCCGATTGGCATGTTTTGCCTTTTCTATCCCGCCGACTCCATTTGTTAAACAGGCTAATCGATCCACGGCTCAAAATGCCCAGCAAACTGCACAAGAAGAGGGGTTATACCCCCTCATGGGCTGGTGGAAAGACGACATCATCGACTGTATTATACAAGAAAAGTTCGGTTATGATGATATTGAGTTCGTTTTTCTGCCCAGGCCCGAGGTTGATCTTCTCAAACAGTCGCAAATACATCAAATCCAATTGAATGAGGGGATTAGAACCCGGAATGAAGTTCGAGAAGAACTGGGTCAAGAGCCGTTTGGGCAAGGTGGCGACATCCCAACTATAACCACTGGAGCTGGCGTTATCCCGCTTCATATGGCAGTGGAGGGGCAACAGTTCGCAATAGGCAGTGGAAGTGTGGGTGGTGATGATAAACCCGCGCCGAAATCCATGCCAAAGCCAAAGCCCGAACCCAATCAACAGGGTCAAAGCCAAAATACACCGCAAAAAGGCAACGCCAAGCCGCATTCGGCCACACCTCAGCCGCCGGCGAAGCCCACGTCAGTGCATAAGGTCAGCCATGAAGATGTGAAATCAGCTGCAAAAGAGGCAGAAAAGAACCCGAAGGGCAATAAAAAACGTGCGGGGAATTATCCAAAGGGGCATATTTGGGTTCAGGGTCTAAATATCTCGATTGAAAATGCCAAGGGATCTAAGCGCGGCGAGAAGGACAAGTTCGGTCGTGGGCAGGAGGTTAAGATGCCTACTGCCTATGGCTATATCCGTGGCCATTTTGGCGCGGATGGAGACCAGATTGATGTCTACATTGGCAAACATCCCGAAAGCCCGAATGTTTGGGTTATTGACCAGGATAAAGTTAATGAAGAGGGTCATGACCAAGGTTTTGACGAACACAAGGTCATGTTGGGATATAAAAAACTGAAGCGGGCGGTTAAAGACTACCTTAAATCCCATTTCGACAACCAAGGGCATGAACGGGTTCAATCTGTTACGTTAATTTCCGTTAAGGATTTCAAGGAATGGTTGAAAAGCGGTGACCTTAAGCGCCCGGTTAGTGAGCAACACGTCGGCCAGGTGGTTCTCCGCCGCGGCGATGAAATGTTACAGAAAGCCGGGGATACGATTCAGCAGTCTACGGGGCTGTTGCACTATGACCAGAAGGTTTCGGCGAAAAAGAGAAAGAAGAATAAGAAGGCGAGACGACAGAAATCTGACCTCGGCCCTCGATGGTTGACCCTTCGTGCCGGGGCCTAATCCGTATCCGCTGGTTAAGATGCAGACTTTTAACCTTGGCGGGGTGATACAGACGACGATCGGTCCAGTGCCTATCGGCAATGATGGGATATTCTTCGCCCCGGCCAGTGATATCGGCACGCTTCAGGCGATCGGCTGTATATTGGTCCAACAACCAGCCGGCGGCAATGGAACAACCCATTACGTTGATCTCGACACCAGCCTCGCGTCACAAACCTATATCCTCCCTTCAGATCCCATTGACAACGACGTGTATGTGTTAAAGGATGCGAAGGGTATGATTCAAACAAACCCGGTAACAGTGATCCCGGGCACTGGTGGCGTGTTGATTGACAATGCCAGTCAGTTCCCAAACCCGCCTAGTGTCTGGATCAATTGGTCCGCGTTCAGTTTCCGTTGGAGCCAGGGTCAAGGTAAATGGTTAGTGCAGTAATTTGGTTCCTGCTTGGCATCACCCCGGCTTTGGCGGGTGAGATGCCATCTGCGTGTTCACCAGATACGCCATACGAAATTTGTATCTTAATCATCCAACGCAACAACGCCCTGAATGATGTGGCACACAATGCCGGCCAGCAAGATTTACAAGAAAAGAAATGGAAAGCTGAAGATGAAGCAAAGGCCAAATATTGGAAGAAATACATTGATGGGGAAGAAATCCAACGGCAGGGGTTAGCTCAATACTGGTCCGAATACATCACCGGAATGCAAATCAAAACCGCCCGTGCCGCTGAAGTTGGTAGGAGACACTAAGTGAAAAGATGGATTGTATTACTTAGTATCTTTGCACTGGTTTGGTCACAAATCGCCAATGCCGCGTATGTACCAACACCAACGTCGGTAATTGCTGGCGGTACTGGCTTGGCAACTCTTACCGCGCACGGGGTATTGGTAGGAAATGGAACATCAAGTGTGGTATTGGTTGGACCAGGAAGTACTTCCGGCGTCGCATTGGTTTCCGGTGGTTCTTCAGCCGATCCAAGTTTCACCACCGTCTTGCCAGTAGGCGGTGGTACTGGTTTAGCAACGCTCACTGCCCATAATGTAATGTTGGGTGAAGGAACCAGTAACGTTGCCTTCGCCGCGCCAGGTGCAACTACTGGTGTTCCACTCATTTCAAACAACGCCACAACCGACCCGTCATTCGGCACCGCGGCGGTGGCCGGTGGTGGTACAGGCGCCACAACCCTTGCCGCAAACGGTGTGCTGGTCGGTGAAGGTACATCTGCCGTTCATGTGGTGGGAACATCGTCCACAGCCGATTCCGTCGTCGCATGGGCAGCGGCAGGTTCCGATCCTGCGGCCTTGGCCATTGGCTCATGTTCGGCAGCGTCAAACGCCCTGACATATAGCACTTCATCCCATGTTTTTGGTTGTAACACCATTTCCGCCGGTGCCGCACCGTCTGTTGCCATTGCCGCCACATCTGCGTCAATCACCCTAGCCTCAACCAATCTTCTAACCACGGTAGTAAACAACACCACCGTTGCTACGGCAACATTGCCCAGCGCCGTGACCGTAGGCACTGGTTTCCGTGGATGCATTAAAGATGGAACAGAAGATTTTTCTGCCCATAACGTAACATTGAAGAGTACCGCCGGGACCATTGATGGAATTGCTGCCGCGACAGGAATTGTTATGAATATAACCCACCAGGAACTCTGCGCCATATCTGATGGAACTAACTGGTACGTTGAGTGATTTGGGCGATGGATGATGCGCCGATGGATATGGGTTGTAATCGGTTTATGGTTTGGGTTGTTCATTTCGTCAGTAGGCCAGACTGCATACCGTGATATATTTCAGTATGGCGGCCAAGGCAACGCGGGAGTTGGGATTGTACCGTCGGCACTGACGGATGGAAGTTCAATCGCCGTCAATGCGCATTTATCAAACACATTTACATTAACAATTACCGGTACCAGCCACACAATTTCAAACCCAACAAACGAGGTCACTGGTCAACCAGTTGACTTTATCATTACACAAAATGCCACTGGCGGTTTCAGTCCACTTTGGGACACGCATTTTACATTTCCCGGCGGTGGCCCGAGTTTAAACACTGCCGCGAATGCGGTAAGTGTAATTTCATGTAAAGTTGCAACTGCAAATGCAGTTGGTGGGATTATTTGTCTAGCCGGTCCTCAGGCCCAAGGTACTGGGGCGAGTTTTTCGGGCAACCCAGCTGACCCGACAGGCGCGGGGACATCTGGCACCGCAGCCATGATGGGGATGGGTAGCACGTGCAAAGTTACGCCAGCAACAACTGGTCGGATTAACTTTACTTTTGACGGAACAGTTGCATCTGCCACTATCGCCGATGGCGGTACGATCGCGTTACGGTATGGAACGGGAACTGCACCGGCAAATGCAGCCGCAGCTACCGGAACAGTATTGGGTAATAGTCCTCAATACCTGGTTTCGACCACTGCGGCTCGCTACCCTTATGCACTTAACCGAGTAGTGACAGGATTAACAGTAGGAACTGCATATTGGTTCGATGTGAGCTTAACACCTAACGCATCGGTTGTGGTAACTATACGGGGTAATACATGCACTGCAATGGAGTATTAAATATGAAGTGGACCTGGGGTTTAATTTTCCTGGCCATGATTAGTACGGTCCATGTGGTTCATGCCCGAGATATGAAAGCTAAAAATCCGGCCCCAGTCTCCTGTCCCTCAACCCAATCAATGGTTTCCTTTTCCTCCACCCATAAAGGCTGTGTGTTGTACTGGTTAAGTATAAATGGGGCAACCATAGCCGGGGTCAGGGATCTGAAAACTAACACCATTGTCGAACAGCCGGCGTTGAACCTGCATTATGAAGGTAAGTAAAATGCGGAAATGGATCTTAGTCCTCGCGTTAGCTTTGGCATTTCCATTTACATCTCAGGCCGCACCTCCGGCTGCCTGTGGTACAGGTGTTACCAACTGTACGAATGACACATCTGCAGATGAACTTTTACGCGCCGCGAGTCTTGATCCTAATTCACAAGCCCGAATTTATGGTCTGTGGGTCGGAGAATGTTTAAGTGTGTTCAATGAAGATCCAGGAACTGCAAACCATACCTCTCGTGTTCAATACTGCGGCGCGGTAGTTGGGCAAAAAGTTCCTCTAAACATGCTGGTTTGGATTGTATTTGCAAGTTCGAATATAAGAAACCAGGTACTAGTTAATTACCCTAACCCATCATCGCCGTTGTTGGGTAATATGGTCGATGTGGACGCGAAAACTGCAATTGATTCATCGATTACTGGTTACGGTCTCGCGGGAACATGGCCGGCTCCGTGAGAAAGTTTACTGCATATTTAATTGGATTGTTGCTACTATCCCGGCCAGTTTATGCAGATTGTTTATACGACCCAACATATCCATTAGTTTCTACTACCAGCCTTTTTGCTGCTGCAGATTTATCCAGTCTCGGTGCAAACGCGTGTAAATTATCCACCGGCGGAACAAGTGGTGTATTTACAGTCAGTACCGTTACTGGTTACGCACTTTTCGGCCGAATTGCATTTAAAGTCATCACGACAGGATTTACCCCATCTGCAGGGCAGAATTTATCTATCTGGCTCCTTCGTTCATTCGACGGGTCGACTTATGAACAAAACTACGTATCATCATGCGGATCTACTCAGGGTCCAGTTCAACGTGCCCCGGATTTTGTTATCCCACTACCGCCGGTTGCTTTGGCTGCTAACGACCTTCTCTGGTCTTATCCAGGTTTAGTCCCTGAAGGACAGACATTTAAAGTCGTGCTTTGGAAT